GTAAACTGGTTTTACGCACAAAGTAAACTGGTTTTACGCACAAAGTAAACTGGTTTTACGCACAAAGTAAACTAACTTTACGTTCTGCTTCATCATAATTGCTAATCGCCTGACGATAGTGAACCACGCCTATGCCCTCGCCTGTGCCAAATGCGAAACTGGCATACATCATAACACCGTGTTCTAATTCTTTGGTAGCTTTGTAGGTTGGACACCGGCCCGCTTCGTCCTGTTCAATCCACCCAGCATCAAGGCACTCGTTGACCATCTGATGTGCGGCCTGACGGGTTATGTGCAACTCCTGTGCTATGAGCGTTTTATTGTAAAGTGACTTCACGTTTGCTGCTATATACATCAACCGCGCAAACGCATTCTTCGTTGGTGTAGAATTGAAATACTGTTGCATTTTATTATTCAGTCGCGTCTGACGGCCTTCGTACTTCGCCATTTCGTAATAACAAAGTTGAAGTGTATACTTCTTCATTAAAGCGTCTCTCACAAAGTCCATTTTAATCTCCTTTCCGTGATAGCAGTTCAGCCGTTTTCTGGATTGTTTCCTTTTTTACGTGAACATACTTTTTAGTTGTATCTGCTCTTTTGTGACCTAACCATTTGCCTATGACATCACTATTAAGATTTAACTCATTTGCCATCTTAGATGCAACAGTGTGTCTAAAAACGTGGAATACAAACTGCTTATCTCTGGGTGCAATCCCGCGCCGCATCTCATTCCATAATATATAGAACTTGTCAGCATAGTAAGATGTCAAGCCACCATGGAAAGCAAAACGATTTACAGCAGCGGCTGCCTCTTTTTTATACACAGCTATCTCACGTGCATCACCGTTCTTGGTTTTGTGAAGCAGTACATGTGTATTATCATCCTCTTCGTACACATATGCTTCGTCTGAGTTAGCAATCTTGAGCACCTCACTGTGCCTCATCCCTGTGTAACGGGCTATCATGCACATGTCAGCGAACCACTGAGGCACGTAAGACCTTTTGCAGAATGCCTCTATCTTTGCAAGCTCTTCCTCTGTGAAGAACCGCAACCGGCTTTCCTCTTTCTTTGTAGTGATTTTAAAGTAGTTGGCCTCGAACCCACTATCTCTCGCAAACCGCAGAGCCTTGCTAATCGCTGCAATATGTCGGTTACATGTTGCATCACTGAACCCTTCTGCTTTGAGCTTCCTGATGTATTCATATACGTGGGGTGCTTCGATGTCTGAGACAGCCAGATTGCCAACCTTGAAGGCAAAGTTCTGCAACCGGCTGACACATTCGTTATGGTGTTTCTGTGTACCATTCCAGATGTCCTCACTATAGTTATTCACTAGGTCTAAGATGTTCATGCTGTTTTTATGCTGCATAACAGACGCTCCCTTCTCTTCCATTGTAAGGGAACTTGAAGCCAAGGCTGCGGTACCATGCTTTGAGCTGGCTCTGGGTCAGGCCATCGTTACCCTGACGCTCAGCGCAAATATGTACGGTCATGCCATGGGCCCTAGCTACAGACAGAAACCACTGAACACAGGCGGTGCCGTTACCGTATCCCTTCCTGAGTGACTGTATGTAGCCAAGTGTGATGACACCATCATTGAAGTCATCAGTCATCTCTATGACGCACTCGTAGTCAGGTATGTATTGCAGGAAGTGATTGAATGGATGAGGCTCGCTGCTTCTCAATATTGTATCAACGAATGCCTTTGTACGTGGGTGACGCTCTAACCTTGTTTCGTTTAACATTACACTAACTCCCTTCCGACTGAATCAAACTTCCTTGGCTGGTGCCATTCGGCTCTCATGTAGCCATCATAGTCGTAGACTACTTCTTCCATCTGCCGCGCCTTTGTTAAGCACGGTGTAATCATGGCTCGCTGCTTGTCATAACCACTGCCATCACAATCGCTGCCGGTTAGACGGAATACTATGACCCCGTCCACTGTGTTAGACTTCAGCCTCTTCTCAAGTGCTACAGAGCTGTTGATCTGATGGTGTATCCATGACACCCGTTTGGTAGACCTGCCTCTGAGGGCTTTCTTTAGGAACTTGCGTTGCTTCTGATTCATAAGTGCTCTCCTTATTGAACCTGATGTTTCATTGAGATACCGTCCCACTGTGAACGAGTGATACGGAACTTAATGTGTTGAACTGGGCAGCAGAGGCTGACATACTTGCGGCCTCTCTTAACCATCATGTGACGCTGACCGCAGAGGGGAGCTGTAGGGAAGTAGAGTGCTACGTCCCACAGCTGTGCAGTACGCCATGATTTCCATGGCAGCTTCTTATAACCTTTCCACTTTCTAGGCATTAGACTAACTCCTCAACTGGTGTCAGGGGCTGGTTAGGCTTGTGTGCAGCAATGCGAGCCTCTGTGCGTTCGATGTATGTTTGCGCTATCTCTGCATCGTCAAAACACTTGTGTGCTAATGCCTGAGCTTTTTGAACTTCCATCTTAGCCACGAGTTCTTCCAGACGGTCAGTGTGTGTCTCGTATGGCATTGAGTGTGAGCCGAAGCACTGGTTAGAATGGAAGCCGAAGTCTTTGGTGTAACCGTGTGAGGCAATGCGGCCTGACTGCACATCCACCTTGTGCTTACGTCCACATATCTGGCAGGTGCCAACGTGTGTGGCCTGACGCTCTGTGGTACGTGCAGGAGCCTTAGGCTTAGCAGTTGGCTTAACTACAGGCATCTCTTTGACCTGTGTCTGATAACCTTTGAGGTAGGTTACTGAGTTGGCTCTATCCCAACCTAAGCCAGCATGTAGCAGCTTAAGGTGCTTGTCTTCGCGGATATGACGCAGCTCTGAAGGGTACACGTTCCAATGGTCATGACCGATTGCTTTAAGTGCATCACGGTCAATCTTTTTGACAAGGCACTCATAGGCACGTTGGATACGTGTGAGGCAGTCTTTCTTAGCTTGCTTGGTAGGGAAGCTCTCAGCTGCTGCCATCTCTTTGGCTACTGAAAGGTTGTATGCAAATGTGTTCTTTGCTGGGTCTGTATAGTAAGTCATTATGCTGCTTCCTTTTCTGCTAAGAGACAAAGGACGTACAGCTGAGATGCCAGCTTCGTTGGGGACCACTTCTGTGACATGCCAAGCTCTAAAGCAGTGGTCAGGGACATACCCATGACAACGTCACTGAGATGGAAGTCATCGCGTGTGGGGAAAGCATCAGCCCACTTGGGCTCCACCTTTAGCCAATGTTTGTAGAAGATATCTTCAGTCTTCTGAGCATATGCCTCGTAAGCATCGTCACGCTGCTGAAGTAGCTTTTGGATCTGGTCTTGATATGTAGTCATTTGACACTCCATGTTTCTCACTATGCGAAACACTTGTGTCTAGTGAACCTTCGGTTCGAGACCCCCAACCTGCTGATTAGAAGTCAGCTAGTCACAAGTGGTGGTAATGTTATACGCTAGTTTGCACAGTATGTCAAACATTAAGCTGCTGATTGTACTAGGGGGGAACAGAAGTCATCTTGAAAAACACCGTCCACCAGTGAGGCAGACGGTATCGTGTGCTATTTCTTAGGCTGGCGCATAGTTTCAGCCAAGCCACCACCGAAGTAAAACCCTACAATCAGTAGCATTATCTCGCCGATCCAAAAGTCACCTAGGATAGCCTTTACGCCCTCTATATCGCCTTTGCCGGCAAGGGTCATACCCAGCGTTATGGCAAAGCATATGAGGAACGTGAAGGTAAACATAAGGGCAAGATACCGCTGGGCCAGCTTAAATGGGGCATAGGCGTTCATAAGGTCAATCTTAGCCTTACTCTTAGCCGCTATCTCTTCTTCACTGCTAGTGTGCATACTGTCTATAAGGTCCATGCCTTTCTGTACGACATCACCTGACCCCAGTATCTTTCCAAGAATAGGTAAAATCATGAGTAGCTCCTGATTATATCTGCGTTGCGCTGCGCCCTGTTCGGCACAGTAGTCGCGTAACGGCTGTTTAACAGCTCACCAGCTGCGTTCTCCATGTCACCTATACTCAGGTACTTTAGTGTTTTAGTGAACAGCATGAGCCGACTTATTCCCATGTTAAAACACAAGTCTATAAGTACTTCCTGTATACCGGCAGGTGCTTCATCCCACCAACTGATGTTCTTCTCTAGCTCGTGAATACACAGGTCAATATCTTCATCGAGCATCTGCATCGCTGTGATATCTGATATGCCACGGTCCTCTATGTTCCTTCCCACACCCAGCGTGATCTTGTTTGCTGTACATGTGTAGGGGAATAGCCGCAGCCCCTCTTCTTCTATTAGTCTTTTGCGTACTGCCTCTCTATTCATTTCTATCTCGCTATTACAAATGCAGTCACAAGTGCAGCTGCCATACAAGCTATGACAACCACAGCTATAAGGATTGTCTTAAGTGTTTCCTCAAACTCATGCTGTTTACGTCTGCGTTCCATTGCTGCTTTCTTTGAAGCCTCTTTAGCTTCTTGGATACGCCTGTTACGCTCTGCCAATATGCCAGCCCATGTCCCATGCCCGAACCTCATATCAATCATAGTTGCAACTTCCTTTAGCTTTTCTTGTGCGAGCTTGTGGTCGATGATTTCCTTTGCAACTGTGTTCGTTGAGAATTGGTTTACCTTTGCCTTCTTGTTTCTGGCTTGCTGCAGCTCCTGCTCACCTCTAAACAGAAGGTCTATTTCCTGACCAACCTCAGTAATAGATTTGTATGCGTTAATGCCCTTCTTAATGTGATCAGTCACCTTAGTGACCAGCGCAATGCCGGTCAGGGCTGCTGTCACGGGATCAACCATGCTTCTGCTCCAATATGTAAGGGGTTTTATTTATGTAGCCGCCAAAGCTTTGCAAGTAGGTAGGCTATAGACAAAAGGCCGACCAAAAGGCCGACCCATTCATTCAACGCTGCTACTTCTGGCAACCATATAGGGGCTGTGCCTCCCCCGAAGCCTACGGCGATATCATCAGGTTTCATATCATGCCCAATCTTCTGCTGGTACTGAAGGCCAAGTGTAATCAGAAGGCTGGTTATTTACCGCATCATTATCTCGTCTAATTACACGAACCACACTCCTGTATGTTGCAAATGCAGTAACGCAATCGCTAGTCAAGCCGCTGTTCGGGAGTTGTGTCCAATCTGTAGAGGCTAAAACCATTGCAGCCGCTACTTGCGCTGTAGGTGCAGCATTAATGCGTGTTGTTAAATTCATAATTACGCAATCTCCAATAAAGTTACTGTACTTACAGGTTGGGTATCATAATTATCTAGACCATGGTCTAAGTTACTATGTGACCTATTAAGATATATGCTATTACTCTCCCAATTATACCAACGCATAGCAAAGTGATAAGTTTGTTGTGACGTTGAGTTTGGATGGTCAACAAGAGACATACTTATGGGTGAAACATTCCACCTTTGATCGTCTACAGTAGACCCAGTACCTGTCGAATACCTATTTAATGTTCCAGTGCCTTGCGGATTACCACCTGATGCTTGGCCTCTTATCGCATTTCCACCTGAATCAAGAAGATATGTGCCACCTAAAGGTGATGTAGTTGTTGGTGTTGAAGTGCCACTTGTAGATGTAGCATTTTTAATTACATGATATCCGAGGTCATACCAGTAAGAAGCACCGATATATATCGTAGCTTGGTAAAGGATTTTACTGCTTGTTGATGTAGGTGTAATGCTCGCATTAAGGCCCGTAGCAATCTCCATTTTGCCGTTAGTTCCAGTAGCTCCATTAGATAAACTAAATTGGAAATCATCTGGGTAGTTAACTGTTACACATTGCAACACAGTGCCCGATGGCAAGTCAGAACGAGAGATGTTAAGAGCATCTGAAGCTACAGCATTTGTAGCAATAGCTGCTGCTACAACAGCATCGTCTGCAATCTTAGCCGCAGTGATAGCGTCATCTGCGAGTTTTGCTGTGGTAATGCTGCCGTCAGCAGGGACAGCGTTACTTAAAGAACCAGATGGTATGGCAAAGTTGCCACTAATTACATCTGCAAAGTCTCTTGCTCTTGTCATTATTCACCACCCTCTTCTGCTTCTTCTATTGGTTTTGCTGCTGCTGTTCTTGTTTGCCCAGCGGCTAAAAATGATGGAGTTCCACTGCCTGTTTTAAGATGTGGTGGTGCTATATTGAACACCATGTCATCTAGGTCTGCCTCAGTCAGGTCGGCATTAAGTTCTAAGAATGTCCATGTGCCATCGCTAAATTGAATCTTGGCAACATTGTTATTAATCTCTGACACTGTGTATTGCATTATGCTGTGCCTCCTAGCACCGAACCGTTATCTGTAAGTGAAACGAGGCTAATCCCCCTGATATATTTGCCAGCAGCACCACCAGCAGAACCATTTGTTGAGTTACCATTTGCTCCTGTAGAACCAGAAGAGCCAAAGCTCGCACCAGAACCACCTGTGCCAGCATTAGTGCCGCCCCCAGCACCTGACCCTGCTGATTGATTATAGCCTTGGCCTACACCACCAGAGCCGCCATTTGTGTTTGCTGAAGTAGTCCTTGTGATGCGAAATTGCAAATAGCTGCCACTGGAGGTCACATAACTTGAACGAGAATATTGACCAACCGTTAGTGCAGTCGTGTAGGAGTTTACAACATATGAACCACCCCACTGTGCTACCTGTCGATTTCCCGTTTGGCTGGTATTTGCTGCACCGTAACTCATCCATCGATAAGTACCAGACCAAGACGGAGTGCTAGAGCTAGAATAAGACCCACCGCCACCAGTGCCGCCACCGCCACCGCCAGCACGAATAGTACCATTGTTTATAAAGGTACAAGCCACAGCAGTTTCAAAAGCATCACCGCCAGCCTGACCAGCTGCACCACCAGCACCACTGAGAGTGCCGTTGTTTGTGATTGTGATAGAACCTGCGCCACCAGAAGGAACTTCTAGTGCTTCCTCTGATGAACTTGTTGCACCAAGCTCTACACCTGCGTTGATCACAATCTCTTTTGGATAGTTCACAGCATAGTCATCACCAAACAGTGTGCTTGCGTTCTGGTTGGTTGCACCGCCTGTAAATGTGTACTTGAAACCCTTGGCTGTGCCTCTGAAGTTATCAAAGGTCAATGTGCCAGAGGTAGGTACAGATGCTGCTAGGTTAGTTCCGTTATTGTTAGCCGCTTTGGCCCGTACATACGAGCCACCACGGTAAAGGTCTGCGAAGCTGACTTCCCCAGACAATCCATATTCTGTGCGGATGTCAGCAGCCGACACTGTGCCAGATGCTGCTATAGCCATTATGGTGTTCCAAATGCTGAGATGTTGTCGGCAGCAACCACTGCACCAGCTGAACTCAGCTTGAAGACTGTTGTGCCGTTATACTTGAAGTT